CATTTCGAGCCATTGATGATGTCAGCACACCCAGATTCCGCGCAATGCGGAACCGGGGTGATATCATCATAAAGCCATGCGTTATCTATACACGCGAAACCACTGCGAACATCAAATCTTCGCACTGGGAGTGGTCTAAGCACACTACAAACGGTGCTAACTACGGCTTTGCAGTTTCTGACGCCTTACCGTTTCGCTTCCCCTATCACACGACCTGGGACAACTCAATGCCCGGGACCGATGCGAATTGGGATATGCGTGCGGCAAATATGGCTGTGACTTCTGCGTTAAGCAAAGTCAATGAACCGTCCATGTTAGCTCTCGTTTCTATGAAGGAGTGGCGGGAAACCGCCGTTTTACTCCAAGAGATGCTAAATCTGTTACGCGGACGGTCGGAGCTCTATCGCAGACTCCGAAAAGCAAAGCGTTTGCGTGGACATCTGGAGGTCACCGAAATCCAACGAGAGTTGGGTTCAACGTGGCTGAAAGGTCGATACGGCGTACAACCGCTTATCTCCGATATCATCGGATTGCTTGAAACGCTTCGCCTTGGGAAAGGCGAAGTCCTGCGTGAGACCAAGCGTGGTCGGGCCGAAGCAGCTGGGCCCGCGCCATACGTGGTTAACTACTCTGCAACATCGTCCATGATCAGTAACATCAATCTGGCGAAGACGTTTACAGCGTCACAGCAGTCGTTTCGTGCTGGTGTTATGTCGCGGCATACAACCTCGATATATAACTCTTTAGGGTTAACCTTTGGCCACTTACCGACCGTCCTTTGGGAGGCTACACGCCTTTCCTTTCTGGTTGATTGGTTTGTGAATATCGGTGATTACCTCAGTGCGCTCACTGCCACCTCCCGAGCAGACATACTTGGAGCTTACGTGACCGGCACCGCAACGTATACACAGCATTACGTGTACACAGAGAGCGGGTCGGTTTCCTCTGGCTCTAATGTTTCTGTCTGCCAAAGTAGTGGCTCCGGGGCAAGTATTACACATGTACTTACGAGAAAATCTCGGTGGCCTGTGACAGATTTAAGTCCTAGCCTCGGTGTTGATGTCAATATCAACACTAAACGTCTTGTGGACGCTTGTGCTTTAATATCCGCCAACTTTAGGCGTTAATTCGCTTACTTTACTTCCTGAAAGGAAGAATCATGTCCTTAACCGTCAACACCAAGACCTACACGGCTGACCGTGTCCAACCGGACACCGTTGCCTTCGCGGGCCCCGCCCATACTGCAACCTTGAAGGATGTATTCATTCTTGGTCGCAAACAGGCTGTACCCGGTCGCTCGTCTGTCGCGCGTTACTATGCGAAACAGCAGCGCTCGGTCGTGGTGAACACCGTCACATTGGAAAGCGCTTTGGCGTCTATCAACGCCGAAATTTCGATCCCTGTAGGTGCATCCGATACGGATGTCGACGCTCTACTCGCAGATTTTGCGAGTTACCTCGGTAGTGCGGCCGGGAAGGCTGCTGTGAAAAAGCTTCAGATTAACTTCTGATGTCCGAAGCACAGTACCCAGCCACGACCCTCATAGGGTTTGTGGTTGTGATAATCGCTATCCTAGCGATTACCTTAATCCTACTTAACTACATGAGGTATGAGCGTGAAGCCTACTTTAACGAGAAAGGCACGATCAGTGCCAAAATCGGTCATGAACCGACTACTCGAGGGACTGTTGTTGGACCTTCAGCACCCACTAGCGAATAAAATTGCTGGTTACATGCGATCGGGTGATTTCGATCGTGTGTTGGGTGCCGTGGACGAAGATGCCTCGCAGTGCATGGCATCTGCTCTTGAGAACGAAGACAAGCTGTCCTTCGTTCGAGCTTCCGTCCTCAGCAGTTTCTTCAAGAAATTGCCAGTCGAGTGTAAAAACCTCGATCCGTCTGCGGCTGCAATGGTTAAATTCCATGCATCCGAATGGCGCTGCAAGCGTATAAATCAGCGCTTGCGTGCCCAACGGCGTCGGGTAGGGAAAGCATTACCCTATTCCGATGTACTTGAAGAGATGCGTCGTGACATCGCAGTGTTACTTGGCGATGTTCCGCCGCTTAGTCAGATTTACGACTACTGCCGGTTTGGTCCGGGGGCCAGCGTAGGCGTCGTGGGTTCGGCGACCCATCTTCTCGCGAAGATGGATAACCTTGCCTGTACGCCCGCTGCTATTCCCTATGCGCTTGGAGCGGTCTGGTCTAACGACCAGCTCCGTAACAACTTCCTACCCATAAAGGGGGACGTGGTTTGCTATGATCGCAACGCTTTCGCAAGCGTGCTTTTGAAGCGAATAAAACAGGTCGCATACAACAAAATACAGCTTGTTCCAAAAACGGCAAAGACCCACCGCACAATAGCTATTGAGCCTAGCCTAAACACCTACATACAACTCGGTGTCGACGGCTTTATCAAACAGAGGCTTAAAAAGCTGTGGTGGATCGACTTGAGCTGCCAGAAAACCAACGTGCATCTCGCACGTTCAGGCAGCATAGAGAACCGTACCAACCCGTTCGTGACGATAGACCTCTCGTCCGCTAGCGATTCGATCGCTATCGAACTTTGCAGGGAACTACTTCCTGCTGAATGGTTTACGTTCCTGAACTCTATACGTTCGCCTGAGTATAAAATAGGCGATAGAATGGCGCGTTATGAAAAATTCGCGTCCATGGGAAATGGTTTCTGCTTCCCCCTGGAGACCCTTATCTTCGCCGCTGTCGTAAGACATGCGAATCGAAGGTGGGGCTCCTCAGGGTATGCGGTCTATGGCGACGACATTATATGTCGCCAGTCGGTCGCACTTTATACGATTGAAGTACTACGATTTATGGGCTTTCGTACGAACGTCGACAAGACGTTTATATTCGGCCCGTTTCGTGAATCGTGCGAGATCGGAAGAGCG